TTTAGCCATACCTTTCTGGACAATTGGACATATTCACTTGATGACATCTGTTTATGCTGATGTACATGAAATATTGATGTCATTTGGAATGAACATAATTGTAGCAGCAGGATTCATCCATGACTTTATAGAATATAGAAAAGAAAAAGTAACCAATAAAAACAAATAAAATGCAAGAACAACCAAGGTTAAACATTGACTTCAAAAACACAACAGCTGTAACTGGCTTTGATGGAGGTCATCTATTTGGACAAGCAATCATTGTCCGTAAAGTTTCTAAATTTTTAGTTGGAGCCGAAGAAGACCAGCTAATTCCAATTCCAGTTTTTTATGACATGGAAAGTAAAAAAATCTTACCTGATTCGCTTCCACCAGATCTTCGTGACGAATATAAAGATATTATTTTAAGTGTCTAAGAAACAAATAAAAGATTTATGGGGGTGGTTAAATGAAATCACCCTTTATAAAACTCCTATTGAAAATATTTCGGAAGAATCATGGGAGAAATGGAACTCTTATATAATTAATAGATACGTATCAATGGATATACGTTATGTTGAATTGGCAAACTATGTTCAAACTCTACCATACGAGAACAAACAACAAACATATTTAATTTATAGAGAGATGATCCCAAAAACTAAAACGTTCTTGAAATACGTTAAGTCAAGAACAAAGAGACAGCCTGCTACTTTGGTAGAGTACGTAGCAAAATATTTTGAATGCGGTTTAGGCGAAGCCGAAGAATACATTGACATTTTACGAGAAGCTGGCACAAGAAGAATCTTGTACGATATGGGAGTAGATAAAAAAGAAATAGAAAAACTATTAAAGTAATGGACAACGACAATTCTCAAAGAACCATCACTAAAGATTATAGATTTATACTTCAAACTGATTCAATCGTTGATTCAGTTATTGACCAATTTGTTTCAAGAGCCACATTTGGTAAAACAAAATATGGAGTTGATTTAGACCGTGAAGATTTAAGCGTTTTAGAGTGGATTGAACACGCTAAACAAGAGCACATGGATGCAATTTTATATTTAGAAAAATTGAAAAAAATCGTAGAGACCAAAGGTCTATAATATTTATAATAAAATATCAAAATGGATAAAGAAACATTACGTATGCAAATGCTTTCAGGCATAATTACAGAAAGCGAATATAAAGCAAAATTAGAAGAATTTAAAAAAGACTCATTAAACGAACACTACGTTGCAGGAGGAATTGTAGGAATTGGAGCTATCAACCAAATCCCATCTCGCGTTAAAGCAGATTACGAAGATGCTTTCGAATACTTTTTAAGCCAAAAATATAGCTTGAATGAAATGGAAAAAGATGTTGAAGAAGGTAATTTGGGGCATAACGAAATGTATTCAATAGAACCAGAAGGTCGTTTTTGGATTGTTACATATACCAACATGGATGGAAAACAAGAAAAAGTATTCCAATCAGAAGATGAGGCTAGAGAATTTGCTTCTACTTTAGAAGAAGGTAAAGAAGTAGAAGAACCAACCAACTACTAAAATGAACCAAAGAGACACAATCACAGTAGACGTTCCTCTATTTATTCGTTTACTCGAATATGCTAGAGAAGATGCTCAAACCGACATGGACTTACACAACGTGTCAGAAAATGCAATAGGTTTAGCACTTTCAGGAAAAACGTTAACAATGGACGACTACAGTATGATTGTTGGTTCCCCTGAAGACATTGAAGAAATCAAAATGCTCCAAATACGAGCTGGAATTATTAAATAATTTACGATACGGCTTAGGACCGTTTGCTAGTTATAGCAAGAGAATGTTTTATTCGCAACCAAAAACATTCTTAAAAAAACAGAAGAGCTTGCCTAACCGCAAGCTTTTTCTTATCTTTAGGTAATGAAAAAAAAGTTACCTTCTATATTAAAGGAAATAAAAACTAAGGTTTTACCTCAAATAGACTACGCAACACAAAAGTCTATTTCATATTCCCAAATGTCTATGTTCAATGAGTGCCCTAAAAAATGGTCACTACAATATAAAGAAGGTCATAAACAATTTACTTCTTCAATCCACACTGTTTTTGGAACTGCACTACACGAAGTACTCCAACACTACCTTACAGTAATGTATGACCAAAGCGGAGCAGAAGCAGACCGCCTCAACACAGCTGAAATGCTTGAAGAAAAACTCCGTGAAGAATACAAAAAACAATACCAAGCAAACAACAACCAACACTTTGTTACCCCAGACGAACTCAGAGAATTCTATGACGATGGAGTAGAAATCATAAGAGAAATAGCAAAAGAAAGAGGTAAACATTTTAGCAAACGAGGATGGCATTTAGTTGGATGTGAAGTACCTCTTATATTGACTCCAAACCCAAAACTACAAAACATAATGTTTCAAGGGTTTTTAGATGTTGTTCTATACCATGAACCAACCAACACATTTAAAATCATAGACATTAAAACAAGCAGACAAGGTTGGAGCAAAAAAGAAAAATCAAACGAACAAAAACAATTTCAACTTATTCTATACAAAAAATACTATTCGGAACTATACAACGCACCAATAGAAAATATAGAGGTAGAATTTATGATTGTAAAACGTAAAATATTTGAAAGCGAACAATTTACAATCAAGCGTGTACAATGGTACAAACCGGCTTCGGGTAAAGTGAAATTAAATAAAGTAACTAAATCAATTGAAGAATTTATAGAACAGGCGTTTGATCGAAACGGTTTTAAACAAGTTGAACACCAACCAAAAGCAAATGATAATTGCAAGTGGTGCCCATTTTACAAGACTCATTTATGTTCTGCAACCTATTAATATACCACCATATGTATATACAATAATATTAAATTAAAAACATATGAGTGATAAAAAACAAGTATTAACGAGCGTCAAACTAGATGTAGATCTATTTGAAAATTTTAAAATCGAGTGTATTAAACGTAAATTTTCATTTCAAAAACTAAGTGAACGAGCAATTCACCTTTATTTAACAGATGAAGAATTTAGAAAAAAAATCCATAACCATAGCGATTTAAGCTTGGATAATGAGGAATAAAGTATTATATTAAACCAAAACAAATATAGTTATATGAATTCAAGTTTTAATTACTTACCGCAAAATGAGCGGAAAAAAATCATGCTAATTTGTGATGACATTCGAGTACACTCCGGTGTAGCAACAGTGGCACGCGAAATAGTTTTAAACACAGCCCAACATTTCAATTGGGTTAACATTGCGGGAGCAATAAACCACCCCGAAAAAGGAAAACGATTTGACATTTCCACAGACACTAATACAAACACAGGTTTAACAGATGCTTCTGTTTTCTTGTATCCTGTTGACGGCTATGGAAACCCAGATTTGATCCGTCAGTTGATTCAAATTGAAAAACCAGATGCAATCATGTTAATTACCGATCCAAGGTATTTTGAATGGTTGTTTATGATTGAAAATGAGATTAGACAAGAAATGCCAATCATTTATTTGAACATCTGGGATGATTATCCGGCACCGTTGTACAACAAAGCATTTTACGAATCGTGTGATGCGTTGTTAGCAATTTCAAAACAAACAAAATTAATTAATGAGCTTGTTTTAGGTAAAAAAGCTAAAAGCAAAGTAATTGAATATGTTCCTCATGGATTAAACCATGAACTTTATTATCCGATTGAAAAAGAAGATGAATTAAAGGAACTTGAAGCGTTTAAAAAACAAGTTTTTGGAAACGACGAAAAAGACTTTGTAGTGTTTTTTAATTCAAGAAACATTAGACGTAAACAAATTCCGGATACAATGTTAGCTTTTAGATTGTTTTTAGATACGTTGCCAAAAGAAAAAGCAGAGAAATGTGCTATGATAATGCACACCGAAATTGTAAGCGATCATGGAACAGATTTAGAAGCAGTTAGAAAAGTATTATTTCCAAAGTATCCTAAAGCAATTTATTTTTCAACAAACAAGTTAGACAATAAACAGTTAAACCAACTTTATAACATTGCAGATGCTCAAATTTTATTGACATCAAATGAAGGTTGGGGATTGTCGTTAACAGAAGCTATTTTAGCAGGAACTGTAATCATCGCAAATGTAACAGGTGGAATGCAAGATCAAATGCGTTTTGAAGACGAATATGGAAATTGGTTTACACCATCACCTAAAATTCCTTCAAACCACACTGGCCGTTACAAAAACCATGGTTCATGGGCATTTCCTGTTTATCCAACAAACCGCTCAATTCAAGGTTCACCTAAAACACCTTATATTTGGGATGATAGATGCAATGCTGAAGATGCAGCTGCACGTATATCTGAAGTATATGCAATGGATAAAGAAATAAGAAACGAGCTTGGTAAAACAGGAAGACATTGGGCTGTAAACGAAGCTGGTTTTACAGCAGAAGCTATGGGAGCAAGAGCGATTAACGCGATAGATCAATTATTTAACACGTGGACTCCGCGAGAAAAATATGAGCTAATCAACGTTAATGAAATTAAAGAAGACACAATTGATCACGAATTTGTATATTAAAATAAAGTTATAAAAAATAGATTAAAAAAGTTGGGTTTTTCCAATAGGTACACATATGTATAATCAAACGTGTGCCTAATGGATTATACAAGAATATACAACCAAATTATTGAACGTGCCCAAAATAGAAAACTAAACGGATATGTTGAAAAACACCATATTGTTCCAAAATGTATTGGAGGTTTAAATGTAAAAGAAAATATTGTTAAATTGACTGCTCGTGAACACTTTCTTTGCCATATGTTGCTTTGTGAAATACATCCACTAGAATATAAACTTAAACATGCTTTATTTTTGATGGCTATAGGAAAACAGAAAGTAAGAGAAAAAACATATGTTATAGGTTCAAGAGTATATGAGCGATTAAAAACAGAATATTCTGAAATGTTAACCGGAAAACCACAAACACAAGAAACTAGAGATAAAAAAAGCAAAAGTATGTTAGCTGTTTGGAACGGAAAAACAAAAAAAGAAATGTCTGAAATTGGGCAAAAAATATGGAATACTAGAAGAAAAAATGGAACCGATAAAATCCAACCTGAACATGCTGAAAAAATTTCCCAATCTTTAAAGGGGAGAAAAATCACATGGGATAGGAAAAGAAATAAAATTATTATACAATATGATTTAGATGGGAATATTATGAAAGAATATGAAAGTCAAAATCAAGCAAGTAGAGAAACTAACGTAAACCAAAGTGATATAAGTTCTTGTTGTAACGGGAAACAAAAAACAGCTGGAGGATTTACTTGGAAATTTAAAAATTAAATTATATATTAAAAACAAAAACAAATTTATATGAGTAAACCAACATTTGTAATTTCGTGTCCTATTAACTGTTATGCGGGGTATGGAGCACGCTCTCGCGACATCGTTAAAGCGATTATTGAATTAGACAAGTATGACGTAAAAGTCCTACCTCAACGATGGGGAGGTACTCCAATGGGATTTATTAAAAACAATCCGGAGTGGGAATTTTTAAACAAACATTTACTTCAAACCCCACAATTACCGGCACAACCCGAAATTTGGATGCAAATTACAGTTCCAAATGAATTTCAACCAATAGGAAAATACAATATTGGATGTACAGCTGGAATTGAAACAACAATTGCACCTGCTGAATGGATTGAAGGTTGTAGTCGTATGAACTTGATTTTAGGTTCTTCTGAACATACTATTAAAGTATTACGTGATAGTAAATTTGAAAAACGCGATCAACAAACAAACCAAACAGTAGGAATTATTGAATGGAAAGGTGATAGCGAAGTAATTTTTGAAGGAGCTAATGTTGAAACATACAAACCAGTAAAATCAACATTTGATTTATCTAGTATTAAAGAAGAATTTGCTTATTTGTTTGTAGGACATTGGATGCAAGGACAATTAGGTGAAGATAGAAAAAATGTAGGATTACTAGTGAAAGCGTTTTTTGAAACGTTTAAAAACAAAACCAAAAAACCTGCACTTATCTTAAAAACATCTACTGTAGGATCTTCTTACATGGATAGAGATGAATTAATCAAACGTATTCAAGCTATTAAAGCAACAGTAAAATCAAATAACCTACCAAACATTTATTTGTTACACGGTGAATTTACTGATGTTGAAATGAACGAAATCTATAACCATTCCAAAGTTAAAGCAATGGTTAACTTAACTAAAGGAGAAGGATTTGGTCGTCCGTTACTTGAGTTTTCACTTACAAATAAACCGATTATCACAACAAATTGGAGTGGACATATCGATTATTTAAACCCTGAATTTACTACCCTATTACCAGGTAATATGGCTAAAGTACACCCCTCAGCAGCAAATAACATGTTACTAGCTGAAGCAGAATGGTTTAATGTAGACACAGGTCATGTAGGGAGCTATTTAAGAGATGTATTTGAAAACTATAAAGGATATGCTGAAAATGCAAAACGACAAGGTTTCCAATCACGTAGTAAGTTTTCGTTTGAAGCGATGAAAGAAAAATTAGGTAAATTGTTTGAAAGTAAAATACCTGAATTCCCAAAACAAGTTCAACTACAATTACCTAAATTGAAAAAAATTGAATTACCAAAACTTAAAAAAGTAGAAGCATAATGCAGCACGAAGAAATAATTAACTGCCCCAAATCAGGAGGTAACTTGTGCTATAAAGTACAGGTTGCCCCTGAAATATATAACTATATGAGTTTATCTTGTGGATTTTGGACAAACTCGTTTATGACAGAAGACCATGAGTTTTACAAACAACAAATGGAAACGTTACCTGAACTGTACAAGGATTTAGCTTGGACTGATCCTGAAACAGGTTTAATTTGGTTGCCAAACACTATCAACAATCCTGACCAAGGTATGGTATTTGCAAACGGATCAAATGCTTCAAGTTGGGGATGGGCTGCTGTTAAAGCAATTGAAATCCCTGAAGAAGACAGAGAAAAACACCCTACCCCAGGTAAAAAAGAAGAATTCATGAAATATAAGATGGATATGAAAAACATGAGAATGTTTGAAGAGCGTGATTATATTGAAGCTCTTTCTTATATTGGAATATTACCTGAATAAGATATATGAAAATTACATACGCAATCACAGTCTGTAACGAATTTGTAGAAATTCAACGTTTAGTGAACTTTTTGCTTCGTCACAAACGTGCACAAGACAACATAGTAATTTTATTTGATGAAGCAAATGGTGACCCCGAAGTGGAAAGTTTCTTGAGAACTCATTCTATAAATGGTGAGTTCTCTTGGCACAAAGGAAAGTTTGATCGCAATTTTGCAGAATGGAAAAACAAATTAACCAGTTTTTGTAACGGCGATTACATTTTCCAAATCGATGCTGATGAAATTCCAAACGAAAATCTGATTGCTGTTTTACATGAGGTGTTAGAAGAAAACAATGAAATAGATGTTTTTCTAGTTCCCCGAGTAAACACAGTAGAAGGTTTAACTCCTGAACATATTTCAAAATGGGGTTGGAGAGTAAATGATGCTGGTTGGGTTAACTGGCCTGATTATCAATGGAGAATATGGAAGAATAAACCAGAGATTAAATGGATTAACAAAGTGCATGAACGTTTAGATGGCTTCAAACAATATACAGCAATGCCAGATGTAGAGTACTTTGCTCTATACCACCCAAAAACCATAAGCAAACAAGAAAAACAAAACAGTTATTACGATACACTATGAATGTTGTAATCCCTATAGGAGGTATAGGTCAACGTTTTAAGGATGAAGGGTATTTAATGCCCAAACCCCTTATAAATGTTCTAGGGAAA